AATTCAGGTGGTGGTGTTCGTAAGACTCTTGAAGCCTCGTCTATCAATTCTAACATATTATACTAACGGGTAAACCCCTCCTCCTTTGACTTGCACGTTTGATATTTCGAATCCAAAGAAATACAATATTGCATTCCATATTTTTTGACCTTGTTTCTTAATCCAGTTAAATGCACTTTGTATTCTCTTAGTTATTTCTCCAAGAATCTTCTTAGCTGCTCTTGCAACTTTTGAAGAAAAGTCTTTTGACATTTTTATAAGTTTATTTATCAACTGAGATTCAGTGAGATTTTCAACCTCTTCTGTTAAAAATAGATTCGAATTACCACACTCGTTATATACAATGTCTGAGAGGGTGTCCATGTTTAGTTTTTGTTTTGCTTTTTTACTTCTTAAAGATAGATATGGTGAACTTTTACCACTTGATTTAAATGATACATAAAAATCATTACCACTAGCAAGTGCTCCACCATGTTTGATTGGGTCTGTTAATTTTTGAACATGAGATAGACCACCACCTTCATAGAAGGTTGCAATCATTGTAGCAGTTGGCCAAGTATCTTTACCAAACTTTGCATGACCTGTCGCAGCTTCATAACAAAAAAGTTTTTTTAGTTCGTCATTATTGTTGAAAGTTTTTTCAATTCTTTCGTTTAATTCTTTTGCAAAGTTATGACCAATATCTAATTCTGCAAGTTTCTCTTCTTCTTCTCTTGATATACTATCTTTACCTTTGAGTTGTTCTAAATCACCTACGGCACCTTTATGAGATAACTTAATCATTTTTTGTTCTAGTTCTTTAACTAACTTTTGTGCTTCTTTTTGACCACTGGAAGAGTTTCCATATTGTCTCATTGCAGCTTCTACTGTAGATATTGCTTCTGATTTACCAGCAGACATTAACTGAGAACCACCCGATTTTTTAAGTGATACTCTAATCTTACCACTCTTATCCATAAGGTCGGTTTTAGGTGTAGTGTTTGTTCCTTTCCATTCTTTAGTAAGTCCACCCACTTTCATAGAACCAGTTTGTTTGAGTTCTGTTATACCTAATTTGTTTTTGAAATCTATCGCAGTTTTCATTGCAGACTCTTCCCAATCAGTCCAATACTTATCGAATCTCAACCATTCGGGTGAGTTATAGTCGATACCTTTTCCTAATTTTTGAAGTCCTACTGCAATACCAGCTTCCCAATCTTCACCAGTTGGATTTTTTTGATTTACGGGTGAGAAACCATTACCACCTTTTAGAACATTTCCTAATGTAGTTCCAAACACTTGTTTGAAGTTCTTAGGTGTCCATAGTGTTAAATCTTTTTCGTCACCTGCTCTTGCAAGTTCACTAGACAATTCGTTCCAAAGGTCTTTATCTCTTATCTTTAATTCATTCCCGTCTTTATCCAGTAATACTCCGTCTTCTGCTTTGTTAATGAATCCTTGTCTATTTTGTCTTTTAAATAAATCACCTTTAGACATTTTAGACCCTTCAGATATAACTTTAGGTAAGTCTAATTTGACCCCTTCGTATGTTGGATTAGTAAATTGTGAGAATGATTTCATATTACTATTTATATTATTCTGCAATTCTTGAGAAGTTTTTGTATTTCTCAAACCTAATAACGTCATTAAATTTATCATATAATGTTTCTCCTTTATGAGATATGATAAATGCATTTGTCTTTTCCGTCAAGGTGTTTAGTAATTTTAAGAAATCGTCTGTTCCTTGTGAGTCTAATGAAGAATCGAAAACTTCGTCTAATATCAATAAGTTAGTATTCACTGAGTTCTTCATTCTTGCAACGGCTCTCCATGTAAATAGAAGTGCAAGGTCGATTCTCATTTTCTCTCCTTGTGAGAAGTTATCATATTTGAATACGTCCCTAAACCTAGACTTGATTGTTTCTTCAAACTTTTCATTCAATTCAAAACCTACATAGAATTCTAATTGTGCAAGATACTTGTTTATGAGTTTGTTCATGATTGGAACATACTGTTTGATAATCTTTTGTCTTACACCTTGGTCACGTAATAACACTTGTGCAATTTCATAGTAGTGTCCATTCTCTGTAAGTGTTTCTTTCTTTGCATGTAGAATGTTTAGTTTTTCTTCAGAATCGTCAATCCTCTCTTGCACGTCACCATTACCATTTCCTTCTGCTTTTAGTTCTGCAATTTCTTTCTGAATCTTTTGAACAAACTTTTGGTTGGATACAACTTCTGTTTGTAGAATACCAATCTCTTTTTGAATCTTAGTTATCTCGTCTTGGATTCCATTGATTTCTTGTATTCTAGTGTTGAGTTCTTCGACTTGGATATCAAGTTTTGAGACCGCCTCCTTGATTTCTGCGACCTTATCCTCTTTTTCCTTAATGTGTTTCTTCTTGTGTTCACTATCTAAACCCTGTTTGCATGTGGGACAATCGTCATTGTTCTCATAGAATTCAATGTCTTTAATTGCTTTTCTTCGAGCGTCCTCGAGTCTAGCCTCCATGTCAACTGTTTGTTTGAGTCTATCTTCTTTAGTATCTTTATCTGAGATGGTGGATTTTTTCTCCACCACATTTTCCGTCTTTTCATCTATTTCTCCCAAAAGGTTATTAATATTCTCTTGAGTTTCATTAACAGTGTTCTCATATTTTGATATTTTTGCATCTCTATTTTCACGAAGTGCATTAAGTTGTTCATTCAATCCATTAATTCTTTCTTCAAGAAGTTCGATTTCATGATTATTCTCTCTAACCTCAACAGTATGGTTAGAAATCTTTTTCTTTAGGATATCTCCCATTGTGGAAAAGATTGATATATCCAAAAGGTCTTCTACAAGTTTACGTCTTTCAACTGCTCTTAATTGCATGAAAGGTGTAAAGTTTGCCGACCCTAGGATTGCAACTTGAGTAAAGGAACGATAACTCATTTTGAGTATGTTCTTTTCTAAGTGTTCTTGATAATCTCTGACTGTTGCATCTTGATTGACCAACACGTCATTGACATATAGTTCGAATTTGTTTGGTTTTGCACCACGAATTACTTTGTATTGTTTCTTACCAATAGAGAACTCTACGACTACTATGAGTCCTCCACCATTTACAGAATTGATTAGAAGGTCTTTCTTAAGATTTCTAAATCCTTTACCATACAAACCAAAACACAATGCATCTAAAAGTGTAGATTTACCAGCACCATTATCACCTAAGATAAGTGTTGTTTGGTGTTTGTCTAGTTGTATTTCAGTAAATTTATTTCCACTGGATAGTAAGTTCTTATATCTTACTTTCTTAAAATTTATCATAGATAGTTATGTTCGTCCAAAGCCTCATTATATAAAGAAGTCATTAAATCGGAAAGTGGTTTTTTCTTTCCTTGTATTTCAAGTCCGTCAATATAATTGTTTAATATAGTTAGGGTGTCTTCGATATCTTCTATATCATCGTCCCCATAGAAATCCATATGTTTGTTATCGTCTACAACTGCAACGTGTAGTGGATTTGCAGAATGTAATTTATCTAAGAATGTATCAAACCAATATGGGTTTTCTTTATTCACTACGATAACTTTTACAAATTTACCTTTATATTTTTCATAATCTGCATTACTAATAGTTTCAAAAGTTTCTTTCTCGTCATTGTAGAATGCCTTTTCAAACATTGTAATTGGATTTAGAATAGGTGAAAGTTCTTGTGTATCAGTATCAAAGATATGGAAGTATTTGTTATCTCCATAATCTGACCAAGTAAATTGCATTTGAGAACCAAGATATCTGATATTTGCAAACTCAGATTTTTGGTGGAAATGTCCACTCAATACTTTCTCAAATCTTTTTACATAAGAATGGTCAAGTCCATGTTGACACGTCATGCCTGGCATCATTAATGCACCTTCAAACTCAAAGTGACCCATACACCAACTTGCATTTGCAGACATTAAAAAGTCTACTGCATCTGCATAGTTCTCGGGATTAATCCATGGGACAAGTGCAATATTGAATCCGTCATACTCTTTTACTTCACACTCTTGAATAACATTCACATTTGGTTGGTTATATAATAATAACTCGGGGGAATTGACTTCGTTGGTATTCTTATAATAAGTATCATGATTACCAAGAATCAAGTCCATAGTAATACCACGTTCATTCATAGGTTCGATAAAGTGTTTGATATTTGCTTTCATGGAAGCAAAATTTATATACTTTCTTCGGTCAAAATAATCACCTAAGTGTATTATGTGTTTAATGTCATGTTCGTCCAAATAAGGGAAGAACACTTCATTATAAAATCGACCTTGGTAATTTGACATTTCTATCATATCACCACGAACACCACAATGGGTATCATTCAGTAATGCTATCTTCATTCAGTAAATTTTTCTAAGTTTGATGTTTTCTTTTTTGTTGATTTCCTTGACTTTCGAGGTTCATAGTCGACACGATTCATATTCTCTTGCATCCACTCAACATTCGTATTAATAAGTGTTGGGTCGTGTTCTCCGTCTATGGTATTAAATGCATCAGTAATCATACCAGCTGCGTCTGTTGCCTGTTGTTTTATGAAGACTTGTTTTTTCTCCTTTTGAATTCGTCTTAGGAAGGCATAATAACAGATTTGAGTGATATATGCGAATGCATTATCTGATTTCTCTCTGTTGAAATTTCCGATATATTGAATACAATTCTCAATTGCATCACATATCATTTCATCTCTATATGTGTAATTGATAAAATTAGGACGAGTCGATAATCGAGTCGCAATTTTATAGATACATTCACCAATGTATTCTGTCATTCTTGGGGGTGTTTTACCCTTTTCTTCGGCAAGTTTAACTGATTCGTTGAACTCGGCGACTGCTAGTGTGAACTCCTTGTTATTAACATAGTGTTCATTTTGTTTTTTAGTAGTCATGTATCTATTATACACAAAAATCCTTATATTGTAAGGGGGTTTTTATATATTTATTTTTTTGAATTTTTTGAAAAAACCCACTAGACATGTGGGAAATCTATGATAAAATAATTATGTCCCAGCGGGGATATATACTAAGAAGGGATATATGCACCCGATACTACAACATTCTCTCTCATGATTGCACGGGTTCCCATTCTATCCTTTTCTCCAATTGTAATGTAAAAGAATGTTATTACAACCATTGTATATATTATATATCTCATACAAATTGTCCTATTATCCAAAACGACAATAACATGAATCCGAATACGAGGACTTGGACAACTGACATGACTGCAACTTGTTTCATGGGGTGAACCTCGACAATTTTCTCCACTATTGATTCACTTGGAGATAAATTAACTACTTGCAGTGCTTTCTTTTCTAGACTCATTTTCTTCCTTTTGCAATTTTCTTACGTTCATTGCAGCGTTCAAATCTTCTGCACTATAGATTGCCATACGTAAATCGTGCATAGGTGCATACTTAAGATACAATGCAGACACGATAATTGATAAAATTGATATGATTATAAATTCCATATTAGAAATATACACTCCCTATTACATATCCACAAAAGAAAAATGCAACTGACCAGCCTGGGAATTGTTTACAGAACTCGATAATGTTTTGTATATACTCAATCATGCTGGTGGATTAACTCCCAATAATGCAAGCACAAAGATAGAACAGAGTGTGATTAACTCTAATCGTTCCTTGATGTGTTCTATCTTTTTTTGTGACATATTCCTTTACGCCACAACCTTGCTTAATACCCGTTAGAGGATATTATCATAATACCTAATGGTAATAATATTGGAAGAGTCAACAGTGTTATGAATTCTACTGCTTCGATAGCCTTTGATAAAATCGCTGATTCTCTAATGTTTTCGATTTCACTCACCATGCTCTTCGCTATCAATATAGCTTTGGTCATGGTTTTTTCCTTATGTAAATATAATTACTACTAATAATATGTTATAACTTCTCGTAATAACGATACTATATAGGTAAATTAAAATCCTAAGAAATAGGTTTAGTGAATTTTCTTTTTATCGGTTGGTGGGACTGCAGTTTCGAATTCGTCTTCGAGTGCTTGTTCATAGAACTCGTCATACAAATCTTCTTCTTTGACATTCTTAAGAATTTGGTCAACTGCTTTTCTCATGTAATCTTTTGATGCATGAATGTCATTCGTTAGAGGAATGTTTTTATCTTCAACCATTTTCAACCACTTTGCAGAAGCTTCGTCATAGAACGGAATGAATTGAGAATTCATATTACTTCTATGCAACACTTGGTCAAAAGGAATCTTAATGATTGGGTCTTCACTCAAAGGTGCATACGGATAAAAGGTTGCAAGTGTTTGATTGATTGGTTGTTGAACTGATAAGTGACATATCATAGGAAGTGTCACGTCTATACCTTCACTGGTTTCTCTGACCATACCAACAATCTCTGAACCAGTCTTCAGTTTTACCACTTCGTAATTTTGTGTTAGTAAATCGTTTGGGGTTGCCATTAGTCTAAGTCAAATTGTTTTATTTCGTATGAAAAATTTTCCTCGTTGTAAATATTTATACGTTCTTTGAGGTGACCAAGGGTGAAATTATCACATTGTAAATCATCTGCAATATCAAATAATCTCATTTTTTCTTTACCCTCAGTCTTTCTTAGACCACGACCAATGGACTGCAAGTTTCTGATTCTTGATTTAGAAGGACTTGCAAAAACTACATTATCAATTTTCTTTATGTTAACACCAGTAGAGAAGGTTCCGTATGACGCTAGTATGACACTATCTTCTGACTTTTCTACAACCTCTCTAACTGTTTCTCTGTCTTCCGTGTCTGTTCCACCATAGACATAGTGTAAGTCTTTAACTCTCCCTTCTAACATAGGATATAACACTTCACCATGTTTCTCTACGTATTGAAACAATACTAATGTATTACCTTTAAGACTTGCAACTAAATTTGTTATAAATTTGTTTCTACTATCACTCGATACCAAGTAATCCATTTCTTCTTGGTATGTCATTTTTTTCATTTTAGTATGACGAAGTATGACACAATCTATCTCTAAATTTGCAATGGTTCCTTCTTCCATGAGTTGGTATGACGATATTACTTTCTTGACTGGGCCGAACAGACCTTCTAGTTGTAATCTATGAACTTCTGACCCGTCTAATGTTCCAGTCGTTCCAAAACGAACACCAGTGTGTTTCATTTTTTCTAGAATACCTTTTAGTGTTTGTGCTTTGAAGAGGTGTGCTTCGTCTCCGATGACAATGTCGAAACTTTCCAAGACATTTTTAGGAGCCTTACTAAATGACTGCCAAGTGGTGATGGTGATGTCCGAATCAAATACAGGCTGACCCGAATAAATTTTACAAATCTTTTCATCATATCCATAGTCCTCAAAGTCTTTTGCCATTTGTTCTACTAACGAAGTTGTAGGAACTATGATAACTGTTTTTGCATTAGGTAGGGACATTTCACCCTCATACCACCTACATAACATATATATGATTAATGACTTTCCACTTGCAGTTGGTGAAAGTAATAATTGTCTTCCATATTGAACTGCAGTCTTGAATGCGTCTATCTGATAATCACGTGGTTGAAAAGGAAGTCCCAAGCCTGGGATTAGGTCGTCTCCATTAATAAAGAAATCTACGTCCTCGTCTGTAATCCTTTCTTTGGTTCCGATTACTTCTTCTATACCACCAAACTCAAAACCACGTTCTCTACAGAACTCGTCTACATATGGAAGTAAACCAATATAAATCTTTTTTGTTTTTAAAGAAAAGAGTCTAACTTTTCCGTCCCAAAATTTGTTTTTATAGGACGGCATGAATTTTGCATTCGGAACTGTAAAGGAAAAGAAATCATAGAGGTCTCGTGCAAGTCCATCGTCACAATGAACTTTCATAAAGACATCGTCAATCTTGGATACTCTGACCATTTTACTTATAAGGTAATCCCATTAACCACCCTACTAATGAATTCCTAGAACCACGTGTCACGGGTGTGACTTGGTGGTGAACGTCTGAAGGAAATAGAATAATAGAACCACGTGTCTTTGCACTAAATGGTGCTGTCTTAGTCATATCATCTAAACCAACTGTTCTCTGACCTAATTGAATTCTATCGAAAGTATGAGTCGGTTCTAACCATTGAAATAAACCACCCTCATAATCATCGGGGTCTGATAATTGAATAGTGCAACTTAATTTACGAATACTTCCGTCTGCATAACTTGAACGTGTTGGTGGGCCTGCATCAGTATGCCAAGTATAAAAGTCACCTTTAGGTAAATTTGGTTTTGCAGTATAATTTGTAAATTGATAATTTTCCCAATTAGTAAATTCCCAGTTCCAATGATTATCTCCA